ATAATTCCTCCGGGCAATACGCGGTCGGTGTCTTCTGGTCGCCCGAGTTCATCCTTGCCCTCGACTTGCTTTTCTAGCTGGATGCAATTCGAACTGTGAAATACGAGCAAGATCGGGCCGTCTTCCTGACCTTCCTTGATATATCGTTTGATTGCTTTCGTCTGACGCTTCGCGAATTCCCACAGGCTTTCGCCATCTGGAATCGGTTCGTCAGGGTTGTCGATGTAGTGATTGAAAGCTTCCTGCGTATCCTCTCGCGACTTGCCCGAAAACATTCCTACGTCCCACGGGCGAAGCGTCGGGTCTTTCTCAGCTTTGACACTCGGTAGTACAAGTTTCGCCGTTTCTTGTGCTCGCCCGAGATCAGAACAGAATACCCGTTTGATACCTTTATCGGACAAGTATTCGCGGGCGAGTTGCGCCTCTTTCTTGCCCGTAGCATTCAGGGGAACTTCGATCCACCCTCGAAATAGCTTGTCTTTGTTCCCGTTCGTCTCACCGTGGCGAACCGCGTAGATGATCGCTGACTTTCGGCTTTGGTATCCGTTGGAGCAGTCATCTGCGTCTACTTTAGCCCGCCCGTCGGCATTCTTTGGAACTTCCGGGTCAAGCACGACCAATTGGTTGCCGCACGATTCGTCATCCTTATACCACACGCAGTTTCCGCAATTTCTAGGCTGGGGATTTTCCGAGGCGCGGACAAATCCCGAGGCCCGCGTACCATCTTGTCCTTTCATTTCTCCGGCCATTTAAACTAGCTCCATTCGCCGAAGGCGGTTGTAGATTGTACCCTGTGATACCCCTAGTTGACGAGCGACTTCAGAGCTATTGCGGCAGACGAGGTACAATTCCTTAATCTTTTCGTTCGGTAAATCGGTTCTGAAAACGGGACTTCTTTCCCCGCGCCAACCCACAGCTTTATGCCATGCCCGAGATTTATCCTTAGCTTCTTCTGTATGGGTTTTTCCGAAAAACGGATTGCCTTCGCCGATGTAGGATTCTTTCTTGAGTTCGGACATCAAAACGCGGGTCGCTTCGGCGTGCGTTTGTCCATAAAAAGGATTTCTGTCGCCCTCGAACTTTCCGAGGGAAAGTTGACGAAGTTTTTCTATGGTTTCCGGGCTATGTTTATGCCCCGCAAAAGAAGGCATTACAGACCGCATGTAATCGTAATTTTCCGCCCACATCTTCTTAGACTTTTCACTTAATTTCTTTCTGCCCTCTTCCGTGAAAGTCCCGCCATCCCCGCCCATCGTCAGGTTATACCCTATGCTTTTCTTGTGCGTCTCGTACAAGGCGATGTAATATTTTTCGAATTCACAGGCCCGCTCGTTGTTGGACGCATTGTCGATAGTGATAATCTGAAACGAATCCTTTCCGTATTTACGGATAGCCCGCCCGATCCGCCCGTTGCGTCCTTTTTGAGTATCATTTAGATGCTGTTTCCAGCGATCTGGAGCGGATAGGGAAGTCTTTCCCACATACTTCTTCTCGTTAATCGAGTTGGTTATTAAGTATATGGAATACATTCTTACCCTATTGTATCACCGAAACCTTGATTCGATGGACTGCCCTCAGTCTCTTCGTTTCGGGCGCTGGCTTCCACAGCGTATCTTACAAGGTCGCGTTTGATACGCCCCTGAGTATCTTCATCGGCCTGCTGAGATTTCAGTTCGGCTTTCTGTTGATTCAAAGCCATTTGTGATTGCATCGGGCCTTGCTGTTGCTGCTGAAGTTTCTGTTGTCTACGGGCTTCCATCTTAGGAGTCAAGGGCTTAATCAAGTCGCGGCGATCTTTCCAGTCGCTCGCCATCATAACCATATCGAGCAGCGTCAACTGGTCAACGTAGTAACCTTGGTCAGCCAAGAATTCCAGGAACTGCGGATTCGCCAAGAACTGTTCGAGCAGGACTAGGCTCTGCGCCATAGTCTTTTTTGCTGACAAGCTAGCGCCCGCGAGGACCTCGAAGGTTACCTTACCTTCGTGGTACTCTTTCATGTTAACTTGCTGCTTGTAATCCTGCCCGAGTTCATCTCCGAGAATGTCAACGATTTCCTTGTCGGACAAGTACGTGTAGATCAGTTCGTCGAGGATGTACAACCAAGGCTCGAATACCTGATCAATCAGCCCGTCCAGAGGCCCGTCTAATCTCGTGGCCGACGCCTGAGCGAGATTATTAGCGCCCGTAGCCGAGCGCCCCATCCCGTTACGAGGGCCAGCAGAAGAACCCTGCACCAGAGCTTGGTCAGCGCCCGTCGTGCTTTCGGTATTGGCCTCAGAATTTTGTAATGCGGCCCACGTTTCTGCGGGCACCTTCGGCTGTTCGAGGAGCTTGTAGGCTTTCTCAACTTCACCGTCCACCGAGATAATTTTCCCGATACTCGTGCGGATCATCTGCGTCGGGCTATTAGAATCCCTCGCTCGCAGATACACCGGGTTAACGCCGAAACTCAGAATCTTGAGAATCGAGTTGATCGTGCCCTGGTCAACGCGCTGGTTCTGCCCGACAGTTAGCCCGATACCCATTCCGTAGAACGCCCGAGGACGGTTCCACCAGTTGGCAGACAAGTAATTGATCTTCTTGAATTCGTTTTCCGCACTGTAAATTGTGATCTTGCGGTTGACGACGATGATTTTCCGCTTCTTGTCAACGTACTCCAGAACTTCAAGCTCTTGCGCCAGCGGGTCGTTGCTCGAAATAATCGTCTTCTCTTGCGCGTGGTGAACAACACCAACTGTGGTGTTTGTCTGATCCGTCCGGAGCGTGCTCGGAGTCATCGACGCTTCCATCGGCGGGGCCCAGAGTTCTTTCAGTTTTTCGTCGGACCAATATGCGCCCCAAGTCCATCCCTTCAGCGGTTTCCCGTTCTGATCGACGTTCGTGTCTTTCAAGTCTTTCAGGGCATAGAAATCCATGAAGCGGCGGTCAATAACGTGCTTTGCCTCGCGGATGTCGCCTACTTCTAGGGTCGCATCGATCAACACGCTCGCCAGCGGGCGAGACTCAAAGAACGGCTCGTAACAGACCTTGGTATCGTATTCAATTTGCGGAGGGGCGTCGGAGTGAATAGTTTCCGAGCCGCCTGCGGAATCCGCAGTCTTAGCGGTGTTAACAATACGCCGAGGAATTTTCTTTTCGACGCGCTTGATGCCCCATTTCCAAATGCCCGTGCCTAGAAAAGAAAGTTGTTCAAGCCCCCATTTAATCTCGCGCTTGAACTGGCAGGCATCGAGGAGCACGGACATCACTGTGGTCTTTTCGTCCGTCGTTTTCTGCGAAGTTCCGGGACGGGGGCGCAGCACCATAGGGGGATCTTCAAAAAATAACCCCTTAAAAAGCTGGGGAACTACGCTATTAACTACTTTTGCAACAGTGAATCTTTGTACGTTCGGCTCCATAACGTACGTGTTTTCAAAGACTTGCAGAGGACGCGGAGCTTGAAAGAGAAGGTCAGAATCCCTCCACATGAGCGCCCATTGTTTGCTTTGTATAAACGCTTCGTCAATTACTGCACAGCCAACAACTAACGCGGTAGTATCCTCGGCGGTTCGCAGTTCCCCCTGCGAAGTGAAGTCATTCGCTACTAATACCTTGTTCGGGTTGCCCTGCGCCGGGATTAAGCTCACTTATGTATCCTTTTATAGTTCCGTCGGAATTTCGTATTACCCGACGCATCAGTTCCGTTGAAGTTATTCGACGCTGCTTTTTCCACTCTTCAGATCGCGGAGGCATCTTTCGCATCTCGCGGGGATTATTGTCGTTTCCGGCGAGCAGGGCGGCTACAATTTTATTCTTACGTTCTGCCGAAACATTTGCCCACCACTTCTTTTTGGCTATGCTTGCGTTCCGAAGATGCTCCTCAGTTCTAGGAGGTTTTGGTTTGCCGCGATTTGCGTCACCAATCTTTTTCTTTGTCTCTTCAGATTTGGGGCACGGAAAACCTAAACATCCTCCGCCGCCCGCTGTGATGTTGTACCCGTACTTGGGATCGGTTGTTTTCAGAACAGATATCCAAACCTGCTCGCAATAATCCATTTCTTCTTTATCCACGTCTTTCTGAAGAAGGATTATGTGGTCGAAATTATCCCAACCGTATTTCGCGATTGCTCGTTTGAATCGTCGGCAAAACCCGTACGAACCGGGTTTCCAGCGGGCTTGAACATTTGTGGTTTGACCAACGTAGCATTTACCGTTGATCCTACAGACGTGAACGTATACAGTTCCGAGCATATTACTCTCTACTCTCCAAGATAGAATGTGGGGCGGCGATCTTGGCACCGCCCCGCTTGCGGGTAATTAGTCCGCAAGGTATAACACTTCAGTATACCACAAATCCGTTTTCCGTATTAATAAAGTCCTGCTTCGGCGATAGGGTCCCGATCTGGAACTTGCGGAATCCCGCCCTGCAACGCCAACTGCCCGCCATCTTCAACTTGCTTTGCGAACGGGCCTAGCCCGTAAATTAAATCCCGGCGAAGTCTTTCAACTCTGTCCGTAACATTTACGGGCAACATCGGCTGCGTCTCCGCAAAGTTCTGAAAGTGATTGACGAGCAAACTCAGACTGCAAACAATGTCCGTAAACGTCCCCTTGGGAAACGCCTCAAGCTCGTTGTATAGTTCTTCGAGGCCCGCCATTGCTTTCCAGAAGTACAATCGCCCGTCACCAAGCAAGCGGCACGCGGGCTTCGCCTTGACTTCCTTGCTGTTGGCCTTCGATCCTTTTCCGAGCGATACGAATTCAAACGGAACGATGATTCTGAAACGCTCCATCTCGCGGCGGATTTCCGAGCTTAACCATCGGGCACCCATCGAATCTTCGACAGCCACGCGGCGTGGTTTCCACTTGTGCGCGAAGCTCGCCATAACTCCGGGGAGTTCGTATTCCCCGAATCGCCCGCGAACCATGTCGATGATGTAAATCCCGGACGACGTGAATAGCCCCGCGATTCCCACAGTATACTTCGCACCTTTTTGCTCGCTGTACGCCAAGTCCCAGGCTTCGAAGGTTATTCCTTGCTGGGGGAGCGTATCAACTGTTCGGGCGACCATCAATTCGCGCCTGAACTTAGTCTCGAACGATTTGTTCAGGTCAAGAAAGAACTGACTGTAGTACGTTGCGGTATCGCCTGTTTTGTTGGCTTCCGCGTATTCCGTTTTCAGGACGGACAATGTTAACCGCTCGGGGAACCACAGAGTAATCATGTGGTCTTCGAGCAAGTCGGGCGTTCTATCTTCGAACTCCGGCTTGATGATGCCCGCCGGATGCGCCAAGACCTTGACCATTGCGGGCTGCCCATTCCTAGCCCGTTTTTCTTCGTCCTTGACCGTAGCCGTTAAGTTATCGTCTTGGTGATACGGAGTGCCGATTCTGTCCTTGTATCCGTACGGCTCGCAAAGTTTACGGGCCATCGCAATTTCACGGTTGATGCTCGCGATTCGATCTTTGTTCTGCGTGTTCTCGGCGGTCGTGCCGTCATCGATCTTGAGCAGATCGGTGTGAGTACCAGTAGTGTTCTTTCCGAGCGACGTAGCGCGAATCGTGGGTCCAGCAATATCCTTGGACTTCCGTGCGGGCGTTATCCATTCAGGCTGTTCTCCAGGCTTCGACTCGCAATGCTCTGGAAAAAGGATTTGGATCAGCCGTAGCTTGCCCGCAAATTCGTGGTCCGCATCGAATACTTTCGGATTACCAATCTCGTACGGGCCTTCCCACGCCTTCTTCTGGTCTTTGTCTTCGATGGACTCCAGTGTGAAGTGCCCTTTAATCACGCCCGTAAATTCTTCAGCGAGCGAAACCGTTCCCGTCATAATGTTAATACGTATCGAGGGCCAGCACAGCACCCACTGAATGCAATCAACAATGTCGGCGGTAGATTTGAATCCGCCTCGGGGAAGGAACAACAAACGGTCGTGAAGACCTTTGTCGGATTCAGCGAAGGCCTTGAAACTCTTGGCCGAAGGGTCTTTGAGTACGAAGAAGCCTTCTTTTTCGGGCGTGGAAAACAGTTCCCGGTGGCAGTCTGCAAACTGCCGATACCCGAGGATTTCTCGGGCAAGCCAGTACCCGTCCGTCTGGCACCGATGCCGCAGCGCAAGACCGTCCTTAATCAGGTCGTGCCCGTACTCTGCCTGAACCTGATACCGATATTTAGTCCAGTAAAGGGCTAGATCGTCTTTCTGCTTATCGGTCAGAGCTTGCATGAGTCTTTACGGGCGTCAATCTATCCCATTTACCGTGAGTCAGTGAATCACAGTCGCACGGGCCGCGCGGCCCGTCATGGCCTTCATAACGCATCAGAAAGGCGTTCGGGCCGTCGCCGATTTGAAATATCTCGCCGAGTTTCAGCCCCATGTCTTGAATCAGCATATCGCCCGTCTGAATTTTCATGCGTTCTCCAGTTCGTTTTCCATACAATAGACTAATTTCCGTGCAGCACGAAAGCCTAATTACAGCTTCTTCGCTTCGGCTTGAATGTCTTTGGCAGCAGCTTTTACCTCGCCCTCAACCAGCGAAACGCCCTTCTTGGCGTCCGCGCTGAAAGCGGCCTCGATCGACTTGGTTACGCCGGGCGTAAATACGCCGACGATGAATCCAACAACTGCTCCAATAACGTAATGCATGACTTCTCCTTGAATTAGTGTTTCCAGCCCGCCATCGTGTGAGCGAAAGCGGCCATTCTGCGAATATGGCCTGACTTAGAATTTCGGGCAGCTTCGAGTTTCTCGGAGGGAATCTTCTCTCCCTCGGGCACGCCTAGCGCCCGATGAAGTCCACCCTTGTTCATTTTGTGAAGGGCCCGGTACAGTGAGGGGTTGTGAGCTTTCGCCACTACTTGCCTCCCAAAGCTTGCGACTCGGCATCAGCGGCGTGCATATCGTGGTCGCCCGCTTCAACAGCTTCTTCGTCTTCGTCCGGGTGAGCCATGTGATCCATGAAATGTCCGACAACTGCGTCGTTATGCGGAGCGCCGTGCTCGGTCATCCCGCCCTTGCCGTCGTGTTTCGTAACGTGGAACCCGCCCGTGTGAAGTTCTTTAATGTGCATCTCCCGCAAGTGCTGTGGCATCGGGGGCGCTTGTACTTCCGCATCGGGGGCGTGGGCCAAAACACTGTGGGCTAATCCCATCGCGTTCTTCAGCTTGGCATGATCGTCCGAAGTCAGCACCCGCTCGCCCTTCTTCATAATGTACGGGCCAGTCTTGGGTACGGTGCCCCCGTCGTGCATCTGTCCCAAGGGCTTTACCATATCCTTGACATCGATCCGCTTCTCGCCCTTGCCCGAGCCATACGGACCTTGAGACTTGGTTTTGTCCATCGGGCTGTTTACGGGCTTCATCGCCGTGCCTTTAGGGGCTGGAGCGCCCGTAGGCTTCAAGGCATCGACCGCCGACTGCTGCATCTTCGCCCGTTCATTAAGTTCGGTGCCGATAGGCGTGCTAGTCGGGTCTTTCGGAAGTAGGGACTGAATCGGGTTACTTGCCATGTTTCACCTTAGAAATTCTGGTTTTGACTGCCTGTCTAATTCCGGGCGCAGGGTCGTAGTCGGGATAAATGCTTCTGAATTTTTTCTCGGCCTTGTGGTATTCTGCGGGCAACTTTCCGTTTGCATACATCCACAGGAAGCCGAGGCTCGCGGATCGGCTTTTTCCTTCGACGCAGTGAACAAGAACCGACTCACCTTTGTCAAGTTTTTCTGTAATAAAACTTGACGCCGTGTCGAGGATTTTGTCTGGCACGAAGTCTGCGCGGTCTGTATCAATGAGATTCAGGTACAGATGCCGGGGTCTGCGGGCAACCAAATATTCGTCGCCCCTCGGTGCCCCCATAGTTTCATATCCTAGTAACTGCCTATGGGACGTTTTTCCGTCCTTGCACGCGGAGACGATTGCGAATCCTCGTTCGCGGGCCTTGGGCACGTCGTCTTCGTTCCCGATATACAATCCCTTGTATATCTCCTTCAAAGGATGGCCCGAATAAACTTAACGAGTTTGAAGCAGAGTCGTATAATGAATATCAATTCGTACATTGTCCATTTTCCGTACTAAACCGTTTCGAGTTCTTGCAGGGGTTCCGAATAGAACCGAACTTTGCCCGTCTTCCGCTTTCCTCTGGTCGGCAGAATTTGATAAATCCCGCTGATAAGTTCGCCGTCGATGCGGCCCGTTTCCCAATCAGCTTCGCTCGGCTGGGCACTCGCATCTGGATGAGAGTGGATCGTTCCGAGCCACTTCATTTTAGGCGGGCAATCCTCGCCGTCTTTCTGTTCGTCAACACTCGCGGCATCGTACTCACATTTTTCGGGCGTGCCTTTGTGCTCAATAGGGTAGAACGCCAATATCAAAACCGTCTGCCCGTCAACTCGCCCGAAGATCGATTCCATGTACTCGTCGGGGTACTTTTTCAATGCCCGCTTACGATAACCACTGAGTACGCTACGCGAGACTTGAACTTTCATAGTGTCTTTTCACTCTACGCAAGACCCGTTAATGTGGGTATCGTTTGGGTCCAAACCTTCAGTTTCCAGTACCCACGGATAGCCCACTTTCAGGGCGTCCCAAATCGGCTCCTCGGAAGGCGGGAACGGATTCGGGCTTTGATTCTGGTTCGTCATAAGATTCCTCGAAGGGCTGTACGGGCTTTCCGCCAAGTAGTAGTAGTTGCTGAATTGCCCACGCCCGAACTTTACCCGAAGCTTTGGCGTGTTCCGCCAGATTTACGAGCAAAGTTTTTACAGACTTGCGGGTCCGTTTTCGTTTCGAACCCGCTCTCTGCCTGCGTTTCTTTCGGGCAACTTTCTCCCGTTCCAACATTTCCTGTTGGGATTCCACAAGATTCATTGTCAATCCGTTTTCCGTACTACTCGGGAATATTCCCCGTCGCGCCTGAATCGGTTCCGCCAGCGTAATCAGGATTCATTCCACTCTGTTGTTGCCCGCGACCATCCTGATACATCGGGTTTCCAGCACGTTTCATTCCTACTCCGCCGAAATTAGTCTTTTTCTCATAGCTTTCGATATGAGTATGACCTTTTCGTTTCGCGCCGATACTGTAGTCGCCCTTCTTTCGAGCCATTTTCTAATCTCCTTTAAGAAGTGCGGGCGACCGAAGCCGCCCGCTTCCCGATTACACCAATGTCAAGCTGAACGTGGTCAACTGCAAAGTCTCGGTAGTGTCCGAAACAGTGTTAGCAAACGTCGGGGTGAAATTCGCCAGCGGATAATCCGTGGTGTTGTTCTCGCCCGTAATCGGCTCAGTCTGCGACGCAACGTTAAACGCCACGGTAATCGCCGACGCAACGCTGGCAATCACAACCTGCGATCCGCCCACGTACACCGAGGGAGCAAAGCAAGTCAGAGTATTGGCGTTAGCTTCGCCGAAGAAATCCTGGCTGACAATGTAATCGTAGAAAGTTCCGGCAGCCAAAACTCCGGAGTTCACGGCGGTGAAAGTGTTGGTGCCGCTTACGGTCGGGCCGCCCGAAACCGAAGTATTGTACGGGAAAATCTGCAAGCCAAAAGCGATTTCCTGCGTCGCGCCATGTGCCTTAACCCAGCCGCCGTAGGTAATATTAAACCTACGACCGTTCAGGTTGTTGGAAGGGCCCGACACGAGGTTGAAGTTGCCCGCAGTCAAACCCTGCGTTACGCCGTTGGCGCTAACCTGCCACAACTGGGCAGAAGTGCCCGAAGCGGAGGTCATCGCGCTAAAAAGAACTGGAGCCTGATTCTGTACAAAAGACATAAGCTACCTTTCGATTTTCGGGCCCTTATCAGCGATCCGAAAATATTCGATCATTTTTCTGGCTAGATCGTTCGCCAATGTGTTAGAGTTCCGGGAAATCCATTTGAATTCCACGGGCACTCCGAG